AACTGGTAAGAAGAAATCTTCGGTTAGATTCTGCATATTATATTTCAAATTATACTCACCACTATTTTTATCAATGAATGGGACTTTTTTCATCTTGTTGATAATTCTTTGCATGTAGTTATCAACTTCTTGTGGTGGAATGTTACCGATATCAATTTTGAATACCCTTTTTTCAGGTGCTCTCATAATACGATGGATTAACATTGCATCTTCCATGAGGGATAATTGTTTCCACAATCTTCTACCATTCTCAATCATAGATTTACCATATGGTAACCAGTTTGTATCTGATAATAATCTGAAGTGTGCAATTTCAAAATTATCGTATTCCATTTTTCCATTAGGATCTTCTGTAATCTTGAACTTTACAGAGTTTGGATTATTTGGATCTATAAGTTCTAATCTTTCAGTATTATAAACTGAATGTGGAACCACGTTTACAATGCCTTTACCTTCTGCTATTTCCATCCCGAGAAAGAAATCGCCATACTTACACATATTTCGTGTCCAAGGCCAAAGGTTGAACTCAATATTTAGAATATCATAAAATAAGTTTTCTAATGATTCTTGAACTCTGTTATTATCCGAACGAACTGATAAAATAGTTCCGAATTCGTTTTTTAGAGTAGATTCATCTGCGTAAATATCTAACGCAGATGCAATAATTGGATCTTGGTCCATTGCATCGTAATCACGAAAAACCTCTCTACGAACTTGTTGGTATGCCATTGATTGTGCACCACCTGCTTGTTCGTAAAAGGATTTTTGTAGTTTTGTGTATCTATCCCTTAACGAAGATAAGTTCGTTTGTTGTCTTTCATCAGTATCAACTACTCTTCGTCTACCTTTCTGGTCAACCGTTACGATTGCTCTTGAAGAAAAGAGTTTGGTTAATCTACCGAAAAATGAAGTATCTGCCATGTTTTATTTTTTTAATTATAACCTTTATTTGTTTATTTTACCACTTTCTACAACTCCAATATCTTGCTTTGTGTCTTGGTCCTGGAGATTCACAATTATGTCTTGCTCTAAAAGATGCTCTTCTTTCAGGATTTGATTTTTTAATTTTTGCTCCCTTTTGACCAAAGTTTACTTTTACAACATTTCCTTGTGGATTTTTTACATATACTTTAAATTTCTTAACATCACCCTGCATTGGTTTACCGAGTTTTACTTCTCTACCTTGGTATTCTGCTTCAAATACACAATTACAATTTGCTTCTTGTAATTCAACCGTATATGATTTTAAGAAATTGAAAAAATCTTCTTCATCTTCTTCTTCAACATCCAATTCATCATAATCTAAAAAATTATGTTCTGCTGCATCGAATGGATAATCTTGAACCAAACCACTCGGTTTTTGTGTTTGGTCAGATTCTTTTAATATATTTTTTAACTTTATCATAATAAGGTCTCCTTACACTATAAATATATACTAATAGAAATAACCTATTATTTTATCAACCAAGTCAAATCCTCATCTTGATTACCTATTTTCATAGACCAAGGATTGGAATCTACTGAAGAATTACCACCAAACCCATCCAATGTGAATGAGTGTTGTTGTATACCACCAAGAGTTCGTTTGGTTAAATCAACACCTTCTTGTCTTAAACGAAGTGCAGTATCTCTAACCCAAAGGGCGATACCTAATGACATTACCAAATCATCATTATATCCTCTCATTGCTTCGGCTCGATTTCCTACCCAAATAAAAGTGAATAATTCATCAATCAAACGAGTAGAACGAATTGTAACTTCTTTCTCTCTAATGTATTGTTCTAATTTAGAAATAATAAGTGGACGAGTTTTCATCGTAGTAGAAAATCCAGCAACCATACCTCTTTCTTCTGCTCTGAATTTATTATGTAGTTGATGTTGAACATCCACATACTTTAAATCTTTACTCATGTAGAATAGGTTTGAATAACCTCTGTCAATTACTTGTTGAATTACTGCCCAACCAATGTTTGCGTTTTCAATTACTAACAATGCTTCGTTATATTCAGTAGAAAGTGATACCAAGAAATTACCAAAATCTTTTGTATCCATCTTTCCTTTGTATTCAGCAACTTGTGTTGCAGTTTCTACATCGAACACATGAGCAGCAGAATAATCACCACCATCTCCTCGGGCAACGTCAGCAACAACCATATATCCTTTGTTGTAATCGGCATATTCCCATCTCCAAAGATTATGGTCCACCCAAGTTTTTTCAATCGGGTCTTGACAATATGATTCTTTGTAGAAAGTAAGTAATTGTGGGTCTATGACAGTATCACCTGAAGAAACGAAATCACAATCACATTCTTGAGCTGCACCTTTCGGTCCTAATAATCTTTCTTGCTCATCTCTCCAACTTTGACCCCTTTCAGGGTGAACCGACCAGTGTAATCGGATTGTGTTAAATCCATTTGTTTCATCTTCGGCACCTACCCAAGTTTTATGGAAAAAATTACCCACGCCATTTGGAGTAGAAAGTATAATTGCGTTACCACCAGTTGATAAAGTTGATTGAGCAGAAACCCAAATTTCTTCAATCTTATCAATGAAGGCAGCTTCATCAAATACTAATAGGGATAACGCTTCAGAACGGCCGGCATCTCCTGCGGCAGAAGTTGCTTTGATTTGTGAACCATTAGAATATCGTAGAGATAGTTTATTATCCTCTACTGTGGTTTGTTTTAACCAACTTGGTAGATATTGATTCATAACTCGAACCTTAGTTACAAGGTTCTTAGCAACCTCTTGTTTGGTTGCAATTACGAGGACATTAAAATCTTGGTTGAATAACATCTTCCAAAGTGAAAAACCTGCAACAAGTGTTGATATACCTGTCTGTCTCGATTTTAATACGATGTTATATCGGTGGTCTTTAAATTCGGTAAGAGTTTTTTCCTGAAATGGATATAGATGGAAAGGTATTTTACCACGAACAGGATGTTGAATCATACAATACTTCTTCATGAAGTAGATTGGATCACCAGCACATTTCTGATACTCGAGTTTTATTATCTCTTTTAAACTTGGCATTAATTTTTAATTTACTAGTAAATATCCAACTGCAACAACACCAAGTACAGTTCCTACTTTATATAAAAAAGTTTTTCGTTTCTCTGATTTTAATTCTTTTAATAAGGATTCGGATTTCTCTCTTTCTAATTTAAACTGTTCATCTTTTTGAAGAATGATGTAATCCAAATTAGAAATTTTAGAATTGAGTGTAAAAATAACTTCATCTTTCAACAACATCTTTTCATTTGTTAATTGTAGAACTTTTTGTAATTCTACTAATTCAATTTGAGCACCATCTCCTTTAAGTAAATCTTTTATGATTAACTTAGCAGTTGGAATTGTAAGTGGAACAATTGTATCAGTTTGAACCGGTTTCTGATTCGTAACGGTCTGAGAAAAACTTAGTGAGGTCACTAAAATTAAACTGATTAACAGAATTAACTTTTTCATTTGTCTTTACCTTTATGTTTTTAATGTTTGTATGAACTGATTCAATATCAGTATCTAATAATCCAATCTCTGAATATATGCTATCTATTTTTATATCCAAATTTTTATTTACAAGTACTACCGAATCGATATTGTGTTGAATACTATCGATTTTTTGGTTATACATTTCTACATCAGTTTTTAATTGTTTGGTAGAATAAATATTGTATCCCAATAAACATATTAAAACCAATAATAGAAACGATACATTTCCATTTTTCATAAAAAAACTCCTTTACTATAAATAGTGTTCTAATTTGTGTTCTTTTATAACCTCGAAAGCCTCGTTTCGTTTTTGTACTATTTCTTTTAATTCAATTTCACCATTATCAACTATTTCTTGAATCTCTGCCTTCACTTCATCAACTGGTTTTGGTAAACTCCACTTTTCTACACTACCATCCTCGTTGATAAATTCATAATAAGGTTTTATTTCAAGAATTGATTGTTTTAATTCTTCTAATTTAATTTTACCCTCTACAATCATACGAGTATAGATTCTAAAATCTTCATATTCTTTCCAAATTCCAGCTCCTCTGAAATTATGTTCTACATCTGCTAAACAATTGATACAATACCCAGTCTTTTGTATCAATTTTTCATCATTTTTAGTTTTTTTGTGTTTTTTACAACTAGGATTACTACACTCCTTCTTTAAATTTAAATAACTACGAATTTCTTGAAGAGCCTCGTGATTTTTACCAGTTTTTATAGTATAACCCTCTTTCTTTTCGTATTTATAAAACTCATCTTCCCAAATATCACCAACATTATGGTTTTCTTCGGATTTGGTCCATCCAATAGTGGTATTTTTATCATATTCACCTGTTTGAACCATATCAACCAACTTTCTACGAGTTGGGTGCATATATTTTCTTTGAAATTCTTTACTCATTTTTATATATTAGGTTATATTATTGTATATAAATATATATAAAATAAATTATGCGTAAAAAATTCCTAAAATTTGATTTAATGAAGCAAATGCTCCGGTTAGTTTAAATGTTTTACCTTGATATACGAAAACTATACCCTCATTTGGAACAATTTTATCAGTTCCACCAATTGCTTCTAATCTTCTTAACTCTAATTTTAATTTTTCAATTTTTTTAGGGTCTCCTGATTTTTCAACTTCTTTAATTGTCTGATCTAATCTCTTTTTCATATCCCTAATTGCTTTATCAGGGTTGACTGTTATGACAGATGATGTAAATTGTAGGACTTCTGCACCAACGCCCAAGAAAATATCTTCAAATTTCATCAAATTTTGTTTTGTGATTTTTGCTTGGTCTTCTTTATCAGTTTTTAGTGCCCAATCCAATACTTTTTCATCGGTTATGTTCTTTTTATCGATTTTAAATCCTTTATCACCGAATGCCCATCTCTTAACTAATCCCATTTTGGTTTTATTATCTAACATAGATGGTGATTTTTTATCTACAAAATTACTCCACCATGCTTGATGATATTCTCCAACACCATCAGTGTCACTTAAACCAAATTCTTTTTGTAATTTGGAGATTTGTCCATTATATTTTCCTTTTTTAGAAGATAAATCTTGATTTCTTGGTAAAGAAAGGACAGGAGGACCTTGAATTGTGTAATTATCTTGGACATCTTTATTTACTTGCTTAATCATTCCTGCCAAAATTTTTGCTGCACCCTGATTTTCACCTATTGGGGTTCCATCTTCATCGTATTCCATTGTTCCATGAAATACTAATAGTGGTTGACCGTAAGGAATTACATTGACTGAGGTAGGATAAATCACTTCGAGGTTCATAAAACATGCTCCATCCTTGAATATCTTCTTTCTTTGTGGTTCGGAAAGTGATTTTATTGCATCGGTAAGATCTTTCATTGCAAAATTATATGCTTTTTCCAATTCACCTCTACCAGAAAACTTATCTGCCACACCTTTTATGTCTAAAGCACCAGCACCTTTGTTTTTCAAGTGTCCTTTATTACGAGCGGCAACTAGTCTTCCACCTACCCATGAAATTGCAAGGGCTTGTCCATCAGTTTTTTCTCGTGCAAGTTCCAAATTTCCATCCAATGCACGATTAACAATATCTTTTAGTTGTCCAAAAGTTAAATTGATTTCGGTATCAAAAGGGTGATTCATGTGTCCATACGCACCACCTTCTTTGAGAAGAACTTCGTTTAATATTTTGTGTAATCGTATCATTTGTAAGTTTCCTTTTGTTGTTTATCAAGTTGCTTTCTCAATTTCTTCATTTCCTTTTCGTGATTATCCATCCATTCTTGATCAGGATAACCATGAGGGGCAAGTTCATCAATTTTAGAATTTATTTTTTTGAATTTATCCAATTCAATTTCTCGAAGTTGTTTTAATGCTTCTTCGTAAGTTTCGTGGGTACCTAATTTCTCACCACCTGTCTTACGATACACCACCCACTTATTATCTACTTTTTGAATAGTTTCCTCTATTTTTTTAAGTTTAGTATAATACTTTGGGTCTTCAAAAAGATGATCCATTGCTATTTCTTTTGCAATATCAGTATCAGTAGTATGTTCTCTTTCTACTTTATATCCTTTTTTAAATTCATCAGTTAAATCTCCAAGAGAAACTTTGTGTTTTTTGGCAATATCAGATAAACTCATACCTTGTGATAATCCACCAGGTATTTTAGATTCTTTTTTAATTGATTTTTTAGATTTTGAGAATTCTTCAGGTGCTGTAAAATCAGCTTTTAATATACGATTGTATTTAGATGTTTTTCCTCCATCACCATGTACCATTAGTGGTACTCCTTGGTCTACTGCTCTTCCTAACTCAAATTCTGATGGAACTTCATGAACTAATTCAAAACCGGGTAGGTTTCCTAAATAATATTCTTGAGTATCATATTCTTTCCAATTGTGATTATACATATATCCAGTTGCACCTGCTGCATCATTAGCAGTCATTGAACCTCTAGCTCCATCGTAAAAACCACTATTAACTTCATCTATTGTATCTTCTGATTCAAACGATAAAATTGGGTCTGATGATTTAAAATCATCTTTTCTCATAATTGTTTTTGCAATTGCTTGATTTGCTTGTTTAACAAATGGAATATTTATATCGTATCTTTTATCTCTAACAACTATTTCTTTATATTTTTCTAAAAATTCTTTAAATTTATTTTTTATTTTTGATAATCTTTTAAAGAAACCAGTCAATTCTGCATCAGAAATAGGTTTACCATTTCTAGGATCATTTAATCTATCAAAGAAATGATTTGTAAATTCAATATCTTGTGGAGATAATTGTTTTTCTGCATATCGTTCAACTCCTTTTAATTGAGACATACTCATTTCATTTGTTGAAGTATCAAAAGTTAAATTACTTGGATACTGGTGGGTACCTTTAAATCTATCTGCCTCTTTTTGTTTCAAAGCAGGTAAAAATCTAAACTTGGCCAATTTCAAAACTTTTCTTTTTTTCTTTTGAACCATTTGAGAAACTCTTTGTTTTTGTGGTAAAGAAAGTTCATCATATGGTGTGTTTCCAAATAATCGTTGAGTCCATTCTTTTCTTACATAAAGATATGCAAGTTTATGTGCTCTTTTTGATAATACTGAATATGGTTTTTTACGAATTTGTGTTCGTTGTTTTTTAATGTTAATTAGTTTTTTATTTTTTTCAAACGCCCATCTTCTTGCTGCCTTTTGAGCTTGAGTCAATGCTTCCATCATAGTTGGATTGGAACCCATCCACTCGTTTTGCATCATATTATCTACCAATCCAACGTGAGATTCTCCGGCTAATACAATAGGAATTTTACCTTGAGAGGACAATTCTTGTGTTTTTCTTAATAGATTTATATCTCTGAATTTATTGAAAGATTCTTGAGCAGAATTTACTTTTGTTTTCGTATCACCGTAATCATCCGCAAAAGATAATCTATATAGGGTATCTACATCTTCTTCAGTTGGATTTGAATCCCATGTATTTGATAAAGGTAGATTTGCTTCTTGTGCGGATTGTTTTAAAAGTTCTTTACCTTTATCGGTTAAGTAATCTTCAGGTGACATATCTTCTACACTATCACCTTGTCCTATCATACTTGCCCAATTGGCA